TCAGCGGGCCTTGGCAGACCGCCGGTCAGTTCCTGCTTGTGATGCAACCTTCAGAATCGCCGTCTCCATGTCAGCCACCGTGAAGCGGCGTGATTTCTTCGTGCCGGGTTGCGCTTCGTTCTCACGCACTGGAAGCCCTCGATGTGTTCGCGACGGCGCTGTCCCGATTCGCCGGCTGTCGCGCTGCGCCTGAAACGCTTGCGCAACCTGTAGCGCATGACTCAGGCGTTTGTGGTCCACGATTGCACCTTGATCCACCTCAGACAACCGATCGTAGGATCCAGCCGGAAGAATCTTGCCTGCGGCCCGCAGCTCGATGCGCCCGTCCGGGTACTCCCACACCTCGACGTCACGATGTATCCACGCCCGGTTCTGCGGCGTATCGTCCAGCAGGTACAGCACGCGGTCGTACTGCACCGTCAGCGCCTTCGTCACGCGCCGTGTCTCACACCGGGCGACGAGCCGCTCGACCTGTCGTCGACTCACATCGAGTCGCTCCGCGGCTCGCCACGGCATCAGTCGTCCTTCGACGACCGCTTCGACAACTTTGAGTCGATCCAGCTCGCGCATGCTCATCGTGATCGTGTTGGTGTTATTGGCCACGAGCGGCTCCTGGTTGACCATCAGGAACCGCTCAGGATGAACCAAACAGCGACCAACTACGACATTTCAACTTTGCCCAAATACGACATTACAACTTTGCCCAAATACGACATTACAACTTTGCCCAAATACGACATTACAACTTTGCTCTTACACGATCTAATGTTGATAATTCACGTTATGTCAACTCAACGAAGCTAACGAAACACTGTCATTTCCTACAGGTTGAAAACGAAGCTTACGATTTGCAACAATGTTTACAACTAAACACATTTCGTTGCTTGCGTCAACTTTCGTCATATGAATGCCGTCGCGCCCCGTCACGGGTCGCTCGCTGATTTCCTCGCGCTTACAGACGGCCTGTCCATCGCCCGCGTCTCCGAGCTTCTACGCTGCTGTTCTCGCACCGTCCGGAACTATGTCGCCGGCCGCTCGCCGATCCCATGGCATCGGGTCGAGCTGCTGCGCCGGATCGCGTTTGACTCCAACCGAGCCGCCACGGGCGCGAACGCGTCGGCGCCGCCGCCGGCCGCGCCCGAATCGCCCGTAGTCGCCAATATCGAGCCCGACCCGTCGTCGCCTGACGTTCCGCCCGACGAGATGCTCGCATGGGTCGGCGTGCACGCGCCGCACTACCTGTCGAGCCAACGCAGCTTTACGCATTACGTGCGCGGCTGGAACGTCGTCGACAAGATTCGGCGCGCAAAGCTTGACGGCACGTTTGCGGCCGTCCTGGCGCGATGGCGAACCTTGTCGCTCGAACTGCCGCGCATGTGGCGCAGCGGCCCGCTTTGGGCTGGCATCGGGCCACCGGCTTATGTCCGTCGCGAAAGCGGATTGTAACGATTGTGCTACTCTCCTGCCTTCAATTTCACAACAGAAAAGGGACCAGCTATGGCCTATTCCGGGGTACGTCGCGCATGCGGCGTGTTTGCTATCGCCTGCCTTTCGGCGTTTTTCGCTCAATCCGCAGTGGCGGCCGGCGAATCGCGGCCAGGCGTTCATCAGATCAAGGGCGGTACGTGGCTGGGCTGCGATACTGAAGCGCGCTTCGACAAGATCATGTCTTACTCGGTTTCCGGGGACAAAGCAGCTTTCAAAAAGGCCGCCGTCGCCGCAATCAACGCCGGCAACTGCACGTTGTTTCGTGAGGGACAGACCGTTCACCTTGCCGATGTGAAGATCCTTGGCGGCACAATCAAGATTCGCCGCGACGGCGAGACCGACGAGTTCTGGACGAACCGCGAAGCGGTCAAGTAACCTGCCCCCGAAAGCCCGCACCAGCGGGCTTTTTTCATACCTGCCGTGCTCGGGTGGTTCGGATCGTTGACACGACGCCGTCTCATCTCGATACTGTATATACATACAGTATTTGCGATGCTCCCGTGGAAAGCGATGATGACAACGTGTTGGAATTCTTCAACGAACGCGCCGCGATCATGGAGTTCGAAGCGGGAAAACGGCGCTACGACGCGGACTTCTACGCACTCGCACGAACGCGCATGTACTTCGACGCGCGCGGCATTGCGATGCCGCGCCACGGCTATTTCAGTCCGTTCTGGAACACCGAATTCGGTTGGAACGATCACGACGGGAAGCCGGTTGTATTCCCGTGTGCAGCGACGCTCGCTCAAATGGCCGTCGATGCATATGATGAGGCACGACGCGCCGGCCGGCCGCACTCCATTTTGCCGGCGTGGCGCGCGCGGCTCAGTCGATGAGTTACCGTCTGCTCTTCCTGAAATGTGACCGGTGCCGATCCGTCGTCGGATCGTTGCGCACCTCCAGTTCGAGCGCGGACGTGAATCCGCCCTCGCCGATCGTATGCGTCACCGACTTGACGAGCCACGGCGTTTGATCGATGTCCGGCTTGAAGCCCGTTACCGTGACCGGCATTTCAGGAAACAGCTCGGCGCGGCCGAGCGCGAGCGTGTAGGACATGGTCGCCTGGCTGCGGTTGACGCGGGCCAGCTCAGCCTGTGCGGCCGCGCGCGCTTCGGCTTCGGTCGCATAATCCTCCGGCAACACCTTCACATTCTTGTTGTTGTCGCCGCCCACGATGACCGACTTTCGCTTGCCTTTCGCGTTCGAATGGTAATGCGCGCGCACGGCCTGATAACTCTCGCGCTCTGCAACGTGGTAGCGATGCTGATCACCGGATTGGCGCGTCAGGTTGAGCACGGCGAGCGCCTTACCGCTGACCGTCTTGCCCGAGCCGATCGGCATGAACAACAGATTTAGATCCTTGACGTTCATGACGGCGTCGTATCGCTTCGCCAGCCGCGTGAGAAATGACAAATCGCTTTCGTGCGTCTGGTCGATGTGTGCGATCCGGATTTTGCCGATGGTCGCTTCGACTTTTGCCGTCAGCGAGTGTCGGCCGGCGATCGTCTTCACGATATCGGCGATCGTTACGCCATGCCAACTTTTCTCCCGCCGCTGGTGCATGGTGTTCGTCATCGAGGCCGATTTGGCGCGGATCGTCAACACGTCCGGCGCGCCGCTGTGTTCGATCTCGTCGACCGTGAACGTCCCTTTGCTCGTGAGGGGTTCGCCAATCCATCCGATCGACAGTTTGATATCGGCGCCGCGCTTCGGGATATCGAACGCCCCTTTCGAATCGTCGAGGACGATGTCGAGCATGTCGGGTTCTTCCGAGCGAGATTCGGAGAGCGTCAGGCTGATGAGATTCGGCGCGAACAGGCGCGAGATGTCGCGACCGGCGAGCGTGATGCGATAGTCGGCCTGGGGTTGCTTGCGCACGATCGGCGCTTTCTGATCGATCATAAGACCTTCTTTGCCTTGTCGAGCACAATCGAAACGACGCTGCCTACCGGATCGCCGTTTATCGCCGATATCTGTTTGGCGGCCTTCACTGCCGCGTCAAGGCTGATCCCGCTCGCTGTCGACAAGCCCTTGGCGGCTGCGGCCGCAGCTTCCGGGGCGAGCTTGGCAACAACGCCAATTGCCGCCGCTTTGATCGAATTGATCGACAGGTTCTTGACGTTGTTGACGACAGTCGACGCGACCTTCACAACCTCTTTCACGTCGTTCACCGCCTGCTTGGCCGCCTTGAGCGAATCTTTGCCGTCGCCCTTCGTTGACGCCAGCGCTTCATCGGCTACGCGCTTCAACGTCAGGTTGAATTCGATTTTGCGTGCGACGCCTTCAGGCGTGTGATAGCTGGCGGACTCGTTCAGGCTTTCGATAACGTATGCACCGTAGACCGTGCCAACGCCGTCGACGAGCACATACGCATTGCCAACGTCGCCCATCTTTGCCAGTTTTTCGAGCGATGCGGCCGTGCCAATGTCGTTGTCAGCCGCAACCATGCCATTGAGGGTAATCGTATCGTCGCCGGCGCCGGTGAACTGGCTGGCGTCACGCGCGCCGACGCGCGAACTCGTGCGGTGCTTCCAGTTGCGCTGCCGCTGCAGTTCCTTGTATGGGGCGGTTTTCAGGCTGAAAACGAAGCTGTCGAGGGACATCATCATATGCGTTACTCCTGCGCGGCTCAGTCGGACAGGCGCGCGCCGATGCGGGCCTGCTTTGACCGCTCGCGCCGATCCAGCTCGGCGCGCACGGCTTGCGCGATCGCGGCCGGATCCGCTCCGGGGGCCGAGTAAATGTTGATCGTGATCCCGGCAATGCCGCCGGCAGCCGCGTTTCCGGCTGCTGGCGCCGAGCCGATGGGCGGTCGGGTGTCGATCGGCACGGTAGACCGCACGAGCGGCACGGCGGCCGTTGCTGCCGGCCCGCCAAACGCTGTCACGGCAACGGTTGCGAGGCCCACGGCGGCCTTGGCAACGCGGCCCTGCTCGCCGTCTATGCCGATTGCCGCACCCTCACCCATGAAACCGCCCAGCTCGGCGAACACTCGGCTTGGGCTATGAATCCCGAGCTTTTCTTTGAACCAAGAAATCGCGTTCTCGCCGACATCGTGCAGGGCAGATTTGAGAGCGTTCATGCCTCCGGTGAAGCCTGCGATCAGGCCGTCGATGATCTGCCCGCCGATTGTCGTGAAGCGGCTTACCATGCCGCTCAGGAACGAGATGATGCCGTCCCAATTCCGGATGATGAGGCCCAGCAGCGTCCAATTCATGAAGAAGTCGGCGATACCCCGGCCAGCCGATATCGCCATGTCGGCAATCCACTTCCACGCCGCGCCGGCGGCCGCCTTGATTTCGTCCCAATGGCGAATGATCACGCCAAAGAGCGTCCAGTTCATAAAGTAATTGACGACGAGCTGCGCTGCTGACACGACCCCGGCCTTGATCAAGGCCCAGATTGCCAGGGTGATCGCTTTCAGGTCGTTCCAGTGGTCGACGATGAAGCCAACGACAGTCCAGTTCATCAGGAATTGCATGATGCCGTCTGCGGCGCTGCTGACGATCTTTTTGACACTGTCCCACAGCCGCGCAAAGAAACCGCTGATCGGTTTCCAGTACCGATAGATCAGGTAGGCCGCGCCCGCGATGACGGCGACGACGGCTGTGATCGCCAACCCGATTGGCGTCATCAGCATGGCGCGGCCAGCGAACATCGCCGCGCCGGCGAACATGCGCCACGCGGCCGCACCGACTCCGAGCACGCGCGACAGGATGCCTCCCTCAATGGCGAGCGTCGACATGCTGAACCTCACAATCGCGAGCGGCCCGAGTACGCCGGCGAGCGCAACCGTGAAGGTCCCCAACACGACGAGCAGCGCGGCGAACGCGACGAGAACGACCAGGATGACCTTGGCCGCGGCGCTGTGACGCTGGATCACGCCAATCAAGCCGCCGAGAATCTCACGCGTCTTGTCCAGCGCTGCGTTATACACCGGCGTGATGCGCTCGCCGATCTCGCGCTTCAGGTCACGCACCTTCGACAGCGTATCGACTTCTTTCCCTTGGGTTGTATCGGCCCCCAGGCGCGCTGCTTCATCGATGCCATACGCACCGGCGTTCAGGCGCTCGTTCTTGTGAATCTGTTCCCGCTGCATGTACATGGTCGAGAACAGGTTCGCGGCAGTCCGGTTGGTGAAGATCGTCGAAATCATATCCTTCACCTTGTCCGGGTCCGTGATGCCCTTCGCAGCCAGCTTCGGCAGCAGCACTTTTTCGAGCCATTCGAGCGGCGACGCCTTGAACAAGTCACCACCGGTAAGCGCACCCGGTTTGATTTCCTTGATCGTCCCGATTTTGGTGTCGACGACCTTTGATTTGTCGAGGAGCCCGAACTTGATCATCTGATTCGCCGCCCGCTTGGTGGTCTTGCCCTGATACGCGTTGCTGTAGGCTGACATGAGGCCCGTACCAACTGCGTGCCCGCCCATTTCCTGAATGAGCGGTTCCATCTGGTAGTAGAACGCGTCCTGGCGCATCTGCTTGGCCGCGACGCCGCCCGTCTGGATGAAGTTGCGCCACTCGTCGCCGCCGACGCGGCCGCCAGTCGCCGACAATACCTTCTGCACCATGTTGGCTTCGTTCTTGAACGCTGCCTCGCTTTTCGTGCCGCCGCGCAGCTCGATCACCTTGAGCATGTTCATGAACTTCTCTTCGTTCGCGTGCGCATCTTCGGCGCCAAACAGCGATTCATTGGCGAACTTCATCTTCGCGAGCGTCGGCATGACCATCTGCGCGTGATGCTCGTCGGCGAAGATCGATAATGCGTCACGCATCATCGTCATGTTGTCGGTCGTACTGACGCCCATCATATGCATTGAGCGCACGTACTTCTCGGCATCCTTCGTCGCCTGATCGCCGAGGCCGAGCGCGGTAATGCGTGCGCGCTCGTTCGTCATCTTCTTTTCTTCATCGAGCGTGCCCCCGAGGCCGCCCAACACGCGCATTCCGGTCGAACGTGCGGCATAGCCGCCGATCGCCATGCCAGCGGCGACACTCTGCATGCCCTGCATCTTCGTGCGCGCGGCCGCCACGCGCTTCTCGCACTCGGCGAGCGCTTCGAGCTTGCGCATCTGGTCGCCCATCGCCGCCGTGGTCGACCTGATGTTCGCACGCAAATCGCGCTCATGCTGCGACAGGTTGCGTGTGTTGACGCCCGCGCCAGCGAGCTGCTCGCGCAGCGCACGCACGCGTGACGCCTGCTTTTCGTGTTCGGCCGACAGGCGCGACGCCTTCTGCTTGGCCTTCTCGAATTCGGCGATCATTTCGCGCGACGGCGGCCCGAAGGCACGCAACGACCCGGCCAGCGCCGCGACGCTCCCGCGTGCTGCATCGAGCTTCGAAGCGGTCGCGGTCAGGCCGCTGCGCATCTGCCGAAATTCGGCGATGCTCTTCTGCGTCTTCCCCATCTCGGCCAGTTCGCGCCGCGCCTCCTTTACCGACGTGGCCAGCCCCTTGTTCCCAGCCAGCAGCGCTTTCAGTGGCTTCGTCATGTTGTCGATCATGTCGAACATGACGCGCAGTTTCAGGGTGTTGTTCATCGTCGGTCGTTTCGTTCATTCAGCGCCGGCGCGCACGCGCGCACGCTCGCGCCAGTCCATCAGCTCGGCCAGGCTGAAGGCGTCCAACGTCGCCGGCGTCCAGCCGAATACCGACGCGATGTCCGCCATCGGGTCCTCTACGCGGTCTGGGAGGCCAGTTTCGATTTCACGGCCTTCGGCATCAAAAAACCCGCAAAGATACCCCCCAATTGAACGAGGTCGGCTGGGTCGATATTGGCGACGTCGGCTTCGGTCAGCGTCGGCGAGCTGATGCGCGGCAGCACCTTCGACAGCGCGGTAACGTCGAGGCTCACGAGGTCGGACAGCGACACGCCGCGCAGCTCGCCCGCTTTCGGCTTGCGCAGCGTGATCGCATCGATCGTCTGGTTGCCGCGCACGAGCGGCGTGTCGAGCATGTGCGTATTCGGATCGTCCTGCGCCGGCGATTCCGGCGGGTTGGTGTCCGGGGTGTAAGAGTCGATGGGTTCCATGTTGATCCAGTACGATGATGATTAGTTGATGCCTCGCCAGCGTCACCGGCCGAGGCAAAGGATTACAGCCCGATTGCGGTGCGCAGCGCGGCGAGAAGATCGGTTCCGTTTCTCCGGTCGATCATGTTGACGAAGTCGATTTCGATGATGTCCTCGCCGTTGATGGAAAGCTTGTAGTAGCTGGCAACCGTCGTCACCTTGAACGCGGTGTCTTCCTTCGCCTTGGCCGACCCCGGATCAATCTCGCTGTGCCGGCCCTTGATCACGATCTCGACCGCGTCAACGCTCGTCGAGTCTTCGGTCTGGTAGCCGCCCGCGAAACGCAACAGCACGCCGTCGTGCTGCGTGATGCCGTACTGCTGCAGCACGCTTTTCATGAAGCCGCCGGCGGTCCATTCCATCTGGATACCCTCGTTTCCGAAGTCGACCTTGATCGGGCCGCTCATGCCGCCGCCCTGGTAGTCCTCCATCTTGCGCGTCAGCTTCGGCAGTGTGATTTCCGTGACCTGCCCGACGAAGTTCTCGCCGTTCTGAAACAGGTTGAAGCCCTTGAGTTTTCTCGGCATTCCCATGTTCGATTGCTCCTATGTGTGCTGTTTCGCCGGCGATCAGGCGTTGACCTTCGACGCAAAGTCGGCGAGATAGCGGTCGGTGATGCGCTGGCGCAGCGTCAGGTTTTCCAGCGGCGGGACCGGCGTGTAGTCGTAGTCGATGTACGCCTGCCCGGCCTTCAGCACGTCGGTTGTGTTCGGCTCCGGGTCGAACCACGACGCTCCGCCGATCAGGTAGCCGAGCGACACCCACTGGCGAAACTTGCCGTTGATGCTTTCGATGATGTCGCGCGGCAGAGACGGATTCAGCGGGCCGTCGACGTTCACCATCTGCGCGAGCGCGATCGAGTCGCCGACGACCTGCGCCGTGCGCGTGTAGTTCTCGAACGCGAACAGCGGATCATCCGAGCACGTGCGCGAGCCCCAGAAGCGATAGCCGCCCTGGTTGATCAGCGTCGTCACGTCCTGTTCGTTCAGGTAGCCGGCGTCGGTCGCCGGGTCCTGCAGATCCCACGACACGTCCGCACTGATGCCCGTCACGCCGTTGACGGCGACGTTCGACAGCGTCTTGTGCCAGCCGATATCGTTGTCGATCTTCGCGCGCAGGCCCATCGCGTAGGCCACGGCCGGAACTTCGACGGTCGCGTTCGCCGTGTCGTCCCATGCGAGAAAATTCGGCCACAGAATCATCAGCTCGCGCGCCGCGAACTGTTTGCGATAGGCGGTCGCTTCTTCTTTCGTCTTCGCACCTGCCGCGAACGCATAGGCGAATCCCTTCAACGACTGCGCCGTCGTCACGAGCGCTGCCGCGACCTGCTGCGTGTCGAGACCGGGCGCGCCGAGAATGCGCGGCTTCACGCCGAGCTTTGCCTGTGCAGTCAGCAGCGCCTTCATGCCGGTGTACTTGCCTTCCGGCGTGACGGTGCCGATAACGTTCGTCGTCGTCGCGGCTGCGTCGGCGCCTTCGGCGACGCGCACGACGACGGTAATCGGCTTGGTCTGCGCGCCGATGGCCGTCAGCGCCTTGTGCAGCGTTCCCTGCTTTCCGGCCTTGCCGAGCGCGGCGACCACGTTCGTGATGAGCACGGGCGTGTCGAGCGGGAACGTGCTCGCGTCCGCGTCTGCGGCCGTGCAGACGAGGCCGAGAATCGCCGTTGAAATCGAGCGGATCGGCCGCGTACCCTGATTGATTTCGACGAGGGTAACGCCGTGGTGGTAGCTGTCCTGCGCCATGTTGTTGACTCCGAGATGATAGGCGGTAGAGGTAGCGATCAGGCGATCGCGGTCACAAAGTCCGGTGTGTTTGGTAGTTCGATGTACGGCCAACCGTCCGCGCCGCTGATATCGCGCAGCGCCTGCCGATATTTGATGAGCGTCGCAAACTGCCCGGAAGTCAGCGTCGTGCCACTCCCGATCAGCTTTTCGTCCTGGTGACGCGACACAAGCCAATCGGTCGCGTCCATTGCCGAATCACGCCTTGCGCGCATAGCCGCCGCAACGTCGTCGCGCGTCGGCGCAGGCGGATCGATAAGCGACGGCCGCTTGTTTCCGTCAAGCACCGCGCGTTTTCCTTGAGACTGGCCGTCGATCAACGCACGCCACTCGTCGTCGGTGATATCGACGACATTTGCGCCCGCAGGCGCGGGGCTGTCGACCGTATCGTAGAAGGCAACAACGTTGCCTTTCGCGTCGTATGCGGCTTGTTTTTGGCCCATGCTTAATAACCCATAACGATGTACATAAACGTCGTGTTGGCCAACTGGCTCTGAATGGCAGCCCCCGTCTTTCCGCCGCCTGTCCATCCATTCCAGTTGAACGTGTTGCCATCCGACATTGCGGATGAAGAAGTCCGCAGGATGCTCATTACCGAAGCGGTGTTGGGGAAGGCAATCGGGAAAGTGACGGTGCCAGTCTGGCCAGAAGTCGCCCCAAGGCCCCACTGAACAATCAGCCCGCTCGGAAGCTTCTGATAGCCGTTTGCGGAAATGGATGCGCTCCCGCGCCCTTCCGAGAAAACAAGCCACTGGTTGGCGTTGATCTTTACCAGTCGGAATGCGGTTCCAGTGACGGGGACAAAGCTGGTGGTAGTCGGAGTGCTGTCGTTGAAATAGATCTGATCCGAGCCAACACAATTGAACGTGACGGCAGCCCCCACGGAGAACGAATAGCACGCACCCATCGGCAAGCCAACCGTTGACGGAAGTGTGATCGTGCAAGCGCCGTAAATATCCCACCCGCCGCCAGCCTGCGCCTGCGTGAGCGTTGCATTCGTTCCAGGGTTCATCGTGAACGACTGGAGGTTCCCCATCGCTGTCTGTACAAATGCCGTTGTCGCCAGCTTCGTGCTGTTGTCGAACTGCGGCGGCGTTGGTGCCTTTGGCGTTCCAGTGAAAATCGGCGAGTCGAGCGCAGCCTTCAGCGCGAGCGCGTTCGTCATGGTCGTCGCGAAATTCGGATCATTGCCGAGCGCTTTGGACAGCTCGCTCAGCGTATCGAGCGCGCCCGGCGCCGCATCCACGAGCGCGCTAATTGCCGCTTGCATCTGCACGATCGTCGCGTATTGCGGATACGGGTTCTGCGCGCCCGCGAGCGCGTCGTGCGCATCCTTCAGAAAGCGTGTGCGGTTCGCGAGCTGTCGCAGCGGCACGTTATCGATGCCGTCTGGACCGCCCTCGACCGGATCGGACGTTTCGAACTGGCGGATGCCGGGCGTCCAGATCGAGCTTTCAACCAAATCGGTCATGACTTGATGCTCCCTCTGTTGTATTGGCCGTCGCGACGTGCGAAGCCGTTGTAGCGAATCGGTGCCTCTCGGTAGTCCAGCGACACCAGCATCGAGCGTTGCGGCGCGTAGCGTTCGAGAACCGCTTTCAGGTTGTCAGCTTGGTCGCGCGTGATGGGCCGCGACAGCTTGACGATGTATTCCGCCCACGCGGTTTCCCGTCCGTGCACGTAATCGCCGTTGTACGTGACCGACCCGTCGCGGCGGCGCACACGCCGACCCTCGACAATCGTCACCTCGCCGAAGCCGAGCCGGCGAATCACTTCACGCACCGCCCACGGCGTGCCGCGCTTCTGATGAAGCTGAATCGCGCCCCGGATGAGCGCGCGGCGCGCGTCGTCCGATTCGGCCAGTTCCCAGCCGTCGACCGACACTTCGGCGGCCAGATACGGCAGCAGCGCAGACGGACATCTGTCCGGATTCCAGTAGTCGCGAATCGGGATCGGCAGAGCATCGACGGCCGCGAGCGCCGCCGCAGTGCGCGTTTCGAGCACCGTTGCGTTCGGGGGCAGCAGCTTAGGCATAAATGCCCCCGTATTCGATGACCACTTCAATGCAATACGATGCCTGGGTCGGGCTGATGGCAATATCGCCGGCCGGCTCGATCAATTCGGTTTTCGACAGGCCCGCAGCCTGGCACACGCCCTTGATCGCCGACTCGGCGACGCCGATTCCAATGCGGTGCACCTTGTCCGCATAGGCGCGCGCGTTCTTCGCCGCTTGCTCGATCAGCACATCAGCGCCCACGGCCGAACGCGTGTAGCCCTTCGCACGGATCCGATACCGAACGATTTCCGCCGACCTGACGAAGACCGTGTCATTCAGCGGCCGCTGATCTTCGGCGCTCAGTGCGGCCGCGACGGCGTCGCACAGCTCCTGCGACGCTGTGCCGTCGCCCTCGCTCGAAAGCAGCGTCACGAGCACGTCGCCCGGCTGCGGCCGCGAGCTTTGCGCGTCGATGATGCGGCCGTCGACGGCGCGCGCCTTCGTCACGTATGCGGCCGCTGGGCCGGCCACACTGAAGCCCTGCGGGGCGAGCTGAACGCGCTCGCGCAGGCTGTCGTCGCCCTCTTCCACTTCTGCGATGTTGTTCTCCGGATCGGCCGGCGTGACAACCAGCCGTTTGAGCCCGAACAGCGCCGCGCGCTGTTCCAAGTCGTTGCCTTGCGCAAACGCGAGCATCACGCCGCGAACCGCATCGTTGGCGCGCTGACGCCACACCAGTTCACGGTAGCTGTTCTCTTGCAGCAGACGCGCGAGCGGTTCCGATTCGAGTTCGACCGTCGCGGCGATTTCCGCCTGTTCGTCGGCTGGCCAAAGCGAGATGAGCGCCGCCTTGCGCGCAGCGTAGATCGTTTCGAAGTCGAGCACTTCGAGTGCATCAGGCAGCGGCAGGCTTTCGAGGTCAATGAGGGCGGACGTGGTCATGCCGTGGTCACCTCGTTCAACGGAACGCGTGCGCGCACTGCCGCGCCGGATTCGGTCGTGTAGCCCTCGACATCGACGTACTGCTTTCCGGAAAACACTTCGCCGACCGTGGCATCGTCGACCGTGATCTGCACCCGCGTGAGCACCAGACGCGGCTCCCATCGCATGAGCGCCGTCGCGATCGCGGCGTAGAGGCGTGTGCGTTCGGCGCCGTTGTTCGGCGTGTCGATCTGCGAGAACAGGTCGGACCCGAACGGCCGACGCTTCACGCACGAAGCCAACGGCGTCGAAATGATCTTGCCGATCGACTGGTAGAGGTGGTCAAGATCGGCGATTGCGCGGCCGGTCGCGGAGTTCATGCCTTTCATTTCGGCGCGCTCACGTCATTGCCGTCGCCCTGTTCCCGGTGCGTGTGGTGCGGAAGGCTGATGCCCTGCGACTTCACGTCGCCGGTGAAATCGGCTGCACCCTGAATCTGCATCGTCGAGCCGCCTGCGCCGCCTTTGCCCGTCATGCCGGACTCGAACGCGAACGGCCCCTTGACCGTCATCGCGCCGGTGCATGTCGTCTGCGGGGCGTCGAATGTGATGGTCTCGGCCTGCACGGTCGCGGCCTTCGTCTGAACCGTGACAGAGCCCGGCGCGATGACGAGCATGGTCGCGCCGGCGGGCAGTTCAGCCGTGAGCGCATGCGCAGCGTGGTCGTATGCGACGACAGCCCCATCGGGATAGATGCGCGTGTGCGTGTCGCCGCTATTGGCCGGTGCCGGGAAGCCTTCGGAATAGAAGCCGCACAGCGCGACGCCCTGCGCCGGATCGCCCATCGGGCAAAGGAGAATGACCTGTTCGCCTTTGGTCGGCGGCCGCCAATCACGAACGCCGCCGGCGGCGACAGACAGCCACGGTATCCAGTTCGTCGCGAGGTAGCCGGAGTCGTCGTCCGGGTCGCCGACCGACACGCGGCAGAGTGCCGCGCCGTGGTTGACGTCCAGAATCGCGCCCTTGCGCACTGCGTTGCGGGCCAGCCGTTGAATTTCGTTAGCGTCCATGCCGCCCATCATGCCGACCGCACGCGCGCGATGCGACAGCCGCCGCATGTTGGCGGGATGGGTACAAAAAACCCCCGTGAACCGGGGGTTATCGTGCGACGTGTTTCAACAGCAGGTCGAGTATCAGGTCGCAATCTTCGGGCTTCAGCCCCAGCAGTACGCGGGCCGGATACTGGTATTCGGCGCCGCCCGGCGCGACGCGCCCGCGCTCGCCGAACTGGTGGACGCGCGCAATGCCCGCGACGCGCCCATCGAAGCCGATCGCGAGGCCGTTCGCGTCCGCTTCGACCTTCAGGTATCGCGCCGTGCGCAGCTTCGCGAACATCGCAGCGCGTTTGATGCGGCCGCGCTTGTCCCGTGGCTTACCGTCTGGTTTCAGGCGCGGCTTGCGTGCGTCGTATGCGGTGCCGTCGGGGTTCTTCTGCGCCGCGATCCGCGCCTGATGGCTGCGCCGCAACGCGCGCGCGATGTCGCGCATCGCGGCGCGGCGGCCCGCCGGCTGTAGGCGGCGCAGCAATGCGGATAGTCGCGATTCGACGATGCTCAGGTCATTCATGGTTCAGCGACCCATGGCCCCGCCATGTCCTGCAACTTCGAATCGTCGACGTGCTCGACGATGCGCTTACCGTCGTCGTTGACCTTCACGACAATGCCTTCCGTAAGCTGCACCTTGATCGACACGTCGGCCGTCTTGTTGTTGAGAACGTCGATTTCGTAGGTGATCCCGCTCGCGTGCTCATCGGGGTTGAGCACGAGGTCAGGCTGATTGTGGCGGACCCAATCCAGCAGCGCGATAAACAGGGCGTCGGGATCGCCGCCGAAGTCCAGCAACAGGACGTTGCACACATACCGGTATTCGAACGACAGACTGCGCGCGCCCGTCGCCGCGATCGAACCTTGATCGATGAACACCGTGAGCTTATCGGGATTGCCCCTGAGCGAGGGAATCGCCGCGACGATCGCAGCGCGAAGACTGGCCGGCTTAATCATGCGTCGCCCGTTCGACTTCGGCATCGATCTTCGCCTGGGCCTTTGCCTGACAGGTGACGATCATGTCAACCTTTGCCGCGCACATGCCCCACGCGCCTTTTGCGGTGTCGAGCGCTTCGTGCAGCTCGCCGTTAGTGCGCGGCGCCATCGCCGGCAGCGTGCAGCGCGTGATCGGCTGGCACTGCTGTACCGAAATCGTCGGCGCCAGTGAGAGCGGCGCTTGCTGACAGGCGGGCAACGTCAGCAGGCAAAGGAGTATCGGCCCAACTGCGAACGGTCGCGTTTTCATTGATCACCTTCCTGATTTCCTGCCGAGCGGTCGCGAGCTTCGCCGCCACGTTGCCCGTTGCAGCGTCGAGCTGCTGCTGTTGCGTCGCCTTGTTGCTCGCGTCTTGCCGCAAGCCGTTGATGGTCGTATCGCGCGACGCGACGGCCTGGCCGGAACACGTCAGCCTGTTTTTCGCGTCGGCCAGCTCGGCGCGCAGCGCGCGCACGTAGAAGAACGCGGCGACGAGCAGCACGAGTGCGACCGCGCCGGCGACGAGCTTCGAGGCAGCCGCGTTCATGCCGCCGCCTTGTCAGCACCGGCGTACTTGTCATACGCGCGTGCGAGCTTCACGTCGTACAGGTTGCGTGCGTAGTCGGAACCGTTGTAACCCTTCGCGAACACGGCCCACTTGCGGCCCTTCAGCGCCGCCAGCAGGCTGGAATCGGCTGCCACGAAGCGCACGAACGCGTCGAGCTGGTCGCCCTCGCCGTTTTCCATCCGCGCGACGAAATCGTCGATGTCCGAATAGCCGAGGCGTTCCGCGTGATAGCCCATCACCTGAAACGCGCCCCAGCTTGCCGACTCGTAAGCCGCGCCGGCGTCGATCAGCTCCGCCGTCGCGAGTCGCGTATATTCCGCGGCGCCGCCTTGGTAGCCGCCCCGCGCCTGCGCGCAGATATTCGGATATTTCGCCGCGATCGGCGCCGGATCGATGCCGCGGGCTTCGAGGCGCTTCCAGAAAACGTGACGCTCGAACAGGATCTTCGGCCGCCCATCCGACAGGAAGCCCGATCCGGTCGATTCCACTTCGTTGACGGCGCGCACGCACGCGACCGGTACGCCGAGGGTGTCGGCCGCCTTCACGATGTCCGCGTCGGAGAGGTGCTTCGGATCGCGCCGGCCCGTCGCGATCGCGGCGAGCGTCTTCGGGCCGGCGATGCCGTCGACGACGAGCCCGGCTTCCGTCTGCACGGCCTTGACGGCCGATTCGGTCGCTTCATCGTAGACGTGCGTCACGTCGAGCGCGTAGCCGGCGCGGATCAGCCGGCGTTGCAGCAGGCCGACATCGTCGCCCTGGTCGCCGAGGCGATGTGTTTTCATGGTTGTTCACTCCGCAAGAGGCGCGCAACGTTGCCGCGCGACGCAAACACAAACAGCGCCAGCAAGACCGCCGTCGCCGTTTCGAAGAAGCCGACGTGCTTCGCGTGTAGTGCCAGCTCAATGGCCGACCCGCCGGAGACTGCAACGAGCGCCCAGGCGACCCACGATGCATCGTGGCGATGACGCGCGCCGTTGCGCCGATAGACGAGCACGCGTGCGAGCGCGGCGAGGTGAGCGGCCAGCGCCACCAGTGCGAAAGAGATGTGCATGTCGCTCACTCCCCTTTCTTGAGGAACGCCAGCAGGTCGACCGACTTCAGGCGCTCGATGAGCTGCAGCGTGACCGTGATCACGAGCGCGGCCGCGAAGAAGCCAGCGACGCCCGTCGAGCGGATCGGCGTCGCGTTGACGATCTCCGGGGCAGCGAGATAGCCCATCACGAGGGAAATCAGCATGTACGCGACGCGCGTCAGCACGCCGATTTCTCTCGACGTGACGACAACGAGCGCCGCGCCCGTGAACGCGCCGATCAGCGCGTTTCCGTCGATGCCGGGCGCGAGGCCCGCAAGACCGATCGCGGCCGACAGCGCCGCGGCGGTTGTGGTGTTCGGTTCTGCCATGTAGCCAGCTCCCGGAATCAATCAAACAGTTGCACAAGCGGCGTCGTGCTTTCGACCGTGCCGATATCGGGCAGATAGACGACGGTGCCGATCGGGATCACGACGCCGTGATCGGCGAGGCCCGCGTTCGCTTCGAGCACCGCTTCGACCGTGCCGTCCGTCCGGCCATAGTGACGCCAGCAGAGCGCGTCGACCGTATCGCCCTGCTGCGCGATGACGTTCATCGAATTGCCATCAGATCAGCTCCACCGTGCTGCGCGGAATGCCGCGCAGGTCGTTCAACGCCCAACGCGCGTTGCGGCGCGCGCTGCAAACCGTATCGTCGAGCCGCTCGGCCTCCTGCCCGCCGGATTTCGTCGTATCGAGGTCGCGATACTTCTCGGTCACGTCGGCATGCGTCAGGTTGTAGACCGCGCGGTAGTAGAGCGACACGAGTTCGCTGATGCCGCCGATTCGCTCGGCCGGTACGTCGGCAAGCGTCGCGTAACCGGCGGCCGCCTGCGCGCGCCACACCTTCAGTTCGACGTTCACGCTGCGGATTGCGTCAATCGCCGCCTCGCGCAAACGCGCGTGCGTCACGGTTCCGTCGAGCCGCGTCGCGTCGCGCAACGCCGCGATCGACACGTCGGGAAAAAAACCGTTGTTTTCGATCGCGTCCAATTCGGGCGTCGGCGCAGTCGCATCGGCCGTCGCAATAAAGCTGCTCGACATAGTCGTGACTCGGAATAAGACGGCGGTGGATCGGGGTCGGGATCGCGTAGCGTCAGCCGTTGCGAACCGTCACCCGATGCCGCCGTGCCGGGGGGGCTCAGTTCGTGCGGTCGGCGCCGGCCGCCGCACTTCTCAACTCGGCTTCGAGTCGAGTGATGTCCTTTTTCACGCCAATGCGGTCGTTCAGCTCGACCGCGCGGCGCAGCATTTCGAGAGCGCCGGCCTTGTCGGATGCCTCCAACGCATAGCCGAGCGCCTTGTGCAACTTCGCGCGAATCTGGTCGTGCATGTCGTACTTACGCGTCTGCGCTTCGACCTCCTGCAACATCGCCAGAGGAAACGCCTCGCCGGCGGCGAAAGCCCGCAAGCCGGCTTCGGCGAACTCTTCAGCGACGGCGGCCGGTAACGTCCGTTCGTATTGCTCGGGCAGCGTCATGCCGAAGTGCAGCGCGTATCGAGCGATAGCGAGCGCGCCTTCGTAGTCGCCCACGTCGACGCGCCAAATCATGACCGTGGTCAGCACGTCGTCCTGCGCGCCCTTCCCGCCTTCCAGCACGCCAGCGATGTACGCCGCGTAATCCGGCAGCACCTCGCGCTTGACCTCGATCTTTCGCGCGACGGACTGAATTTCCTTCAGCCTGCGGCGGTCGGTCCCGAGCTTCGCGAGCATCAGGTCGTAGTGTCGGTGTCCGGCAAGCGACTGGCCGGGCGCGGCGCGCGCGGCATCTTGCGCAGCGCGGACGCGCATCTGGTGACGGCGAGCGGGGCTGGTCATGATCAGGCCGCCGGCGCGATTTCGATGTTCTCGACCACGGCCGCACAGCCGTAGTCCTCGACGACATACGCGTCGTTGCTCGACTCGTAGAACTCGACCCGGTCGCGCTTCGCGTTGTCGACGATCGTGCGTCGACGCGCGCCGTTCTGGTAGTACAGCGACAGGTTGTCCAGCCGGGTGATCAGCACCGAGTTCGCCGGGAAATACGGCGCGCTCACCGCCTGCTTGCCCCCGACGCGCTTCGCACTGACGACCAGGTCAACGGCGGCCGCTTCGGTCGCGACGTTCGCGCCATTGATGAACGGGAAAAACTTGTCGTGCAGCAGGCCACTACCGAGCACGACGACGACGGACGGATCCTCGCGATACCACTCGTCGAGCAGTTCGAGCGCGTCATACACCAGCGCGTCGATATTCTTGTAGTCGGTGCCTGCACCCGTGCCGACCTTCACCTTGCCGGACCCTGCGGCACCTTCATGCATGACGCGGTCGGGTGCGCTCGCGCGGATTTTCTGGAGCCAGCCGATGTTCACGTCCTGCAACAGCGGATGTGCGGCACGGTCCGACGTTGCAGCGCGCGACGTGCCGTTGAAACCGATGCAGATCCGGTCGAGCGCCTGACGCTTCACGATCGCATCACGGATGCGCGTCTGGAAGTCTGGAAACTTCGCCCACGCGTCGAGGCGCGCGTACGGAATCGCCGTGTCGAAATTCGTCTGCGTGCACAGATACCCGTTGTTGTCGAGGGTCGTCGGGTCGACCGGCGTGCGATCCTTCGTTGTGGTGTCGGTCGTACTGGCGATCGGTTGGCCCACGCCGAGGCCGATTTTCGCGCCGGACTGCTCGTCGACGCCGATCATGTTGACGCTCTGCAGGAAAGCGCTCGACGCTTGAACCTTTTGCTCAAGCGTTTGCTGCACCGACGGATCGACGCTGAATTTCGTCGTCGCATCCTGAACGCCGTTCAGCTGCGCGATGTGCGCGGTGTACGCGTTGAACGCGACGCGGGTGTCGTTACGCATGGGTGAATCTCCGAATCATTGAATGGATGGACCGATGTCGTTTCGCGTGGCCGGGGCTGATCAGCAATCCGTCTTCGTGGCGCCGGTGCCACCGGTCGCCGGCGGCCGCGGTGCGCCATTCGGTTGCGCCGACAGTTGCTCGGTCAGTTCCGCGAGCGCGGTCGCGGTCTGCGCATGCGCCTCCTTCTCGGACGACAGCGCGACTTTCAGCGAATCGAGGTCGCCGGTCAGCTTCGCCACAGTCGCGGCCTGCTGCTGGCCGTGCGTCGCGAGCGCTTCCACGGCCTGCGTCAGATCCGTGAAGCGCTTGTCGTCGGCGTCGCCCTTGTTCTTGACGATGCCGAGCAGCTCGGCGACGCGGCTGAAGATCGACGGCGCAGGGGTCTCGAACTCGATCACGGTTTCTTCGGCGGCCGTAAACAGGTTGTCGCGGTGTTGCTTCTTGTTGGCGAACGGATTCTTGTCGCCCTGCCCCGCGGCGAACGCGAGAATTTCCGTCCCGAGGCTGGCCGGGCTGTCGGTCACAGCGAGACCGATCAGGTACGCTTGTTTCGTGTCGGAGAACGACGGCGCGACCTCGATCGACGTGTAGAGCTTCTGACCGGCCTTCGTCATGTCGATGAGCGCCTGCGTCGGCTGGATCTGAGCATAGAGCCCCATCTTTCCTTTCAGCCCGCCGTCCGTGATCTCTTCGGACTTCAGCGCAACGACATCGCCGTATGCACCGAACGGATTCGTTGCCGACATCGGGGCGTATCCGCGAATGTGCTCGCAGTTCACGCGTGCGCTGTACACCGTGCGGTCATACGTGGCCGCCATCTGCGTGATCCAATCGCGTTCGATCGTGCGGCCGTCCGTCGTCGCACCTTCGACGGCGACGCGAAACCACTTCGACGTAGCTGCATGGTTGCCGGAACCCGTGGTGCTGCCGATCCCGATCGCGGCGAGGCTCACACCTGCGACCGCCGAACCGTGCGCGCCCATCGCGCCCAGCACGTCGGCGTGATCGAGCAGCGTGCGGCCATGCGTGACCAGTTCCGCAGCGTGCGCCGCCGCCGACGAGAAGCATGCGACCACGGCAGCGCCGATCGTCGCAGCGGTCGCCAACATCGAAAATCGCTTCATCGGTCGCTTCATTAATGCCCTCTCAGGTTCCGTTCGGTGTTTTGGTGTCATCGCCTGGTCGCCGGTTGTGACGTGCGACTGGTGTAACGGAATGTTGCCGGGTTGCGCTTCGACGAACAACGATGCGCATTCGTTGCTCGGCTCGGCACAAGGGCATACGCTCCGCGCGCGCGCGCGTCGCCGGTACGCTTCCGGCATGATCGAGACAGCCGAAAATCTCTCCGTTGATGACGAGCCGAGACGCGTTGCCCGCGCCTTCTATTGGAAGGGGCGCGGCATCACATGGATCGCGCAGTTTCTGAACGTTCCTCGCTCCACCGTCGAGTCGTGGAAGCAACGCGACCAATGGGAAAAGGCGTCGGTCGTCGATCGATGTGAGTCATCGGTCGAGGCCCGGTATATGGCGCTCGTCGAAAAGGAAGACAAGGAGCCGCGCGACTTCAAGGAAATTGACCTGCTCGGCCGCGAAATCGAACGTCTGCACCGCTGCCGAAAATACGCCGAGACCGGCAAGGCGTCCGACCTCAATCCGAACATCAATGCGCGCAACGCCGGCCCGAAGAAACGCGCGCAAAAGAATCTCATCACGCCCGAGCAGGCCAAGAAGCTGCACGAGGCATTTCTGGATGGCATGTTCGGATACCAGAAGAACTGGTATCACAACGGCAACAACCGAACGCGGAACGTGCTGAAGTCACGGCAGATCGGCGCGACGTACTACTTTTCGCACGAAGCGCTCGACGACGCGTTGCAGAGCCATCGCAACCAGATTTTTCTATCCGCGAGCCGCGCGCAAGCGCACGTATTCCGCTCCTATATCTGCGACTTCGTGCGCAAAGTGATCGACGTGGAGTTGACGGGCGAAGTGATCGCGCTGCCGGGCTATGACGCCGAACTGTACTTCCTCAGCACGAACTCGAAAACCGCGCAGAGCTATCACGGCAACCTCTATTTCGACGAGTATTTTTGGGTCCACGGTTTCCGCGAGCTGAACAAGGTCGCGCAGGCGATGGCCAGCCAGAAGCAATGGCGCAAGACTTATTTCTCGACGCCGTCGAGCATTTCGCATCAGGCCTACCCGTTTTGGTCAGGTGAAGCATACAACCGCGGGCGCGCGAAGGCCGATCACATCCATCTCGATATCTCGCATGCGGCGCTGTCCGGCGGCCGCTTGTGTGAAGACAGGCAGTGGCGGCAGATCGTCACGATCGAGGACGCGGCCGCGATGGGTTGCGACCTGTTCGACCTGGACGAGCTGCGCCTCGAAAACAGCGCCGACGATTTCGCCCAGCTCTTTCTCTGCCAGTTCATCGACGACAGCGCATCGATCTTCAAATTCGCCGATATCCAGCGATGCATGATCGACTCGTGGGAGGAATGGGACGACGTTGAATTCCTGATCCAGCGACCGTTCGGCCATCGCCCCGTGTGGCTGGGATATGACCCGGCGTTGAGCGGCGATTCCGCCGGTCTCGTGATCGTGGCACCGCCGGCTGTGCCTGGCGGCAAATTCCGCGTGCTCGAAAAGATGCAGTGGCGCGGGATGGATTTCGAGGCGCAGGCCGAGAGTATCCGACAGCTCACCGAACGCTACACCGTCACGTACATGGCGATCGACACGACAGGCATCGGCCAGGGCGTCTACCAGCTCGTGTCGAAATTCTTCCCGGCCGCCGTCCCGCTGAACTACTCGCCCGAGGTGAAAGGCCGCCTCGTGCTCAAGGGGTTGTCCGTCATCGGCAATGGCCGCCTGGAATTCGATGCGGGCTGGACCGACCTCGCGCAGGCGTTCATGGCGATCCGCCGGACGATGACCGCCGGCGGCCGGCAGGTGACGTATCACGCCGGCCGCAGCGAAGAAATCGGCCACGCCGACCTTGCATGGGCCTGTCTGCACGCGCTCGGCAACGAGCCGCTCGAAGGCACCACCGTCAACAACCGCAGTTTCGTGGAGATTTCCTGATGAAAAAGACCCAACGCCCGCGCGGCGCGCAGATCGCCGCCACGACGCCGGCCGCCGGCGCGGCCGCGGGCGAAGCGTTCACCTTCGGCGATCCGATGCCGGCATTGTCGCGCGCCGAAATCCTCGACTATTCGGAAGTCTGGTCGAACGGCGAATGGTTCGAGCCGCCCGTGAGCTTCGCCGGCCTGGCGAAGTCGTTTCGCGCCGGCACTCACCACGCATCGGCGATCTACTTCAAACGCAACGTGCTCGCGTCGACGTTCATCCCGCACCGACTGTTCTCGCGCGAGGCGTTTCGACGCTGGGCTCTGGATTTCATGACTTTCGGAAACGGTGTCGTTGAACGCAAGCCGAACCGGCTCGGCCAAACGCTGCACTTCGAACCTGCGCCCGCGAAGTACGTGCGCCGTCGAACGGACATGGTCAACTACGTGCAGACGAACGGCTTTCAGGTGAAGTACGAATTCCCAGAGGGCTCGGTGTTTCATCTGATGGAGGCCGATATCAATCAGGAGGTCTACGGCCTGCCGGAATATCTCGGCGCACTGCATGCGGCCTGGTTGAACGAGTCGTCGACGCTGTTCCGTCGACGCTACTACGAAAACGGCAGTCACGCCGGCTTCATCCTGTACATGACCGACCCGGCGCAGAATCAGGCCGACGTCGATACGATCCGCGAGGCGCTGAAAAACTCGAAGGGGCCGGGCAACTTCCGAAATCTGTTCGTCTACTCGCCGAGCGGCAAGAAGGACGGCATCCAGTTGATCCCGGTTTCCGAGGTCGCGGCGAAAGACGAGTTCTTCAACATCAAGAACGTGACGCGCGACGACCTGCTCGCCGCACACCGCGTGCCGCCGCAGTTGCTCGGCATTGTCCCGAGCAACACCGGCGGTTTCGGGGCGGCCGACACTGCCGCGCGCGTGTTCGCGCGCAACGAAATCGATCCGCTTCAGGCGCAATTCCTCGCCTTCAACGAATGGGCCGGCGACGAAATCATCCGCTTCGAGCCGTATGTGCTGCCGGCATTGGAAACGCCGTCGAAATCGGCCTGAATTTCCGCCGCGGTCGCGCCGAAACGCCCAGATTCGGTGCCGCACGCGGCGAATTGGCAAGCACTGTTGTTAACGGCGCATCAATACCCTCGTTTTGCGCGTCAAATCGCGTCAATTTCGCAACAACCAAATCCGGCCAAGCCCGCCAGCCGGCGGGCCTGACCGACCGATTCGCCTGTGCATCAAATGTAGGGGGACAAGAAACGGGCAGGCGGGGAGGGGGACTGCGATTCAGGGGCGCGGCTGGCCGTGTTCAGACCACCATCCGACCCCGTCTGCACCCCCTTCCCGCCCGCCTGCCAGCCCCGCCACGGGCCTGCCGCCGCCCTGCCGGTGCTCGGCGCACCCCACGGCACCCGGCCGCTCCTAGCGGCTCCTGTCGCGTCACACCACGAGGCCCCGCCCTCGCCCGCTTTTGATATCACTTTCTGATTGCAACATGCTTGCACTTTCTGATATCATGTCATCATGAAATCGAAACACGCCCGCACCCTCGCCGCGATCTACACGAAACCGACCTTGGGCGGGATTGTGTTCTCGGATATCGAATCGCTCGTCGTCGCCTTGGGCGGCGCAATCCACGAAGGCGCCGGGTCGCGCATCGCCTTCGAACTGAATGGCAAGCGCCGCTACCATCACCGCCCGCATCCGGGCAAAGAGGCGAAGCGGTATCAGGTGGAAGACCTGCGCGACTGGTTTATCGAAATGGGGATCAAGCCATGACCAACGCAATGACCTACAAGGGATACTTCGCCCGTGTCGACTTCGACGGGCGCGACAACATTTTCGTCGGGCATGTGCTCGGCGTTGACGACAAGATCAGCTTCCACGGCTCGACCGTCGACGAGCTGACGGCCGATTTTCACGCGGCCGTCGACCACTACCTGACCGACTGCGAGCAGGCCGGCCGCAAGCCGCAGAAGCCGGCGTCGGGGAAACTCATGCTCCGCATCGATCCGGACGTGCACGCGCGCGTCGGCATCGCGGCGGCCGTGTCCGGCGAAAGCGTGAACCAGTGGTCGGAAGAAGTGCTCGGCCGCGCCGCGCGCGAAGTGTTGGAGCGTGCCGCGCACGCCTGATATCGGATCTGCACAAACGACAAGGCCGCCGCGTGTTACCACGTCGGCGGCCTTTTCCATTCTCAGCCGGCTGCAGCGTCCACCGCCGGCCGGCGCCGTCACCTGAAGGCATGCCGGCGGTACGCATCCCGAATTGCCTCACCGTACTCGGCCAGCGAGTAACCCATGCGCGCTGCGCGATGCCACAGTTCTTCGCGCAGCGTGCTCGCGTAGCGATTGATGATCATCCGCTCTCGGTCCGTCGCCGGCATGATCTCCCCCTCTCGAATCGGGCCGGTACACACGGTGCGGTCGAATTCCTCGCAGCGCCGGTGATACTCGTCGGCCAGGTCGTCGAGCGCCGGATGCCGCCGCTCGGGTTCGGCCAGGTAGATCCGTTCGAAGTCGCGCCGAGGCGCAGTTTCGTCCAGGTAGACCCGTTCGAAGTCGCGCCGAGGCGCAGTCTCGTCCAGGTAGACCCACTCAAAGGCGCGCCGCATCGTCATGCGCCCTCTGCGTCGACGAATCGCGAAGCGGCCATAGCGATAGCCGCTGCGCGGCTGACCCCGAGACGGTCGGCGGCCGCGTCGACGCGCGCGAGCAGCGCGGGATCGATGCCGAGGCTGATCGTCTCCTTCTTCCGCCGGCCGGCCGCGCGCGCCGGCCAGACGTGGCTCGATGATTCCGGTGCGGCGGCGTCCGGTGCGCCGCCGATGAACTGATCGATCGCAGCCGCTTTGCGCGCGTCCGGTCGTTTCGTGATTGCCATGCTTATCCCCTTTCGATATTGAACCGATATCGCTTTGATATCGGTTCGCCATTGCTTCGATAGCGTTACGCCGCCAAGACAGCATCGAGCAGGCGCTCGGCTTCGGCGCATGCGATCGTGTCACGGCGCGGCATCTCGTCGACATGCAAACCGGCGGCTGCCGCGTTCGCGAATGCTTTGCGGCGCGTCAGCCGGCAATCGAGCAGGTCGAACGTGGAGAACTCGCGCAGCGCCGCGGCGGCGTCCCGGTTGTCCGGGCCGCTCACGTCGGCGAGGTTCATGAAGGCGAGCGCCTTCAGGTCGTGCACGGCGCGCGCTTCGTCGATCAGCTCTGCAATATCTTTCACCGCCCATACTTCGAACGAGCGCGGAACGAATGGAATCAAGGCAACGTCGGCGACGGTCAGCGCGGCACGCAGCGCGCTCGAATCGCGGCCGCCGGCGTCGATGATGACGTGATCGAACCCGCCAGCCTGGGCGCTCACCTGCGCACGCAGCGTCGCGCCATTCGCGTATCCCGAGGCCGCCAGCGGCGGTCGGCCGCTTTCCGCGCGCAACGTGATCGCGCTGATGCTGGATTCCTGCCGATCGCCGTCGACGAGCCACGGGCGGAAGCCCGCGAGCGACAGGCCGATAGAGAGCTGCAAAGCGATCGTCGACTTGCCGACGCCGCCCTTGGTGTTCACGACTGCGATAATCATATTGCTCCCCCGAGCATTGAACTACATTGAAACCCTATCGATTCGATATCGCTTCGATACTGAATCGCCATCGCTTGAATATCGGATCAGAATTGATCGTCTGCCAGCCGCTCGCGCCGTCGATGCTCGCGTTCGTTCGCGCGGTCGGCCGCGATGACGAGCGCCGCGAGGATCGGCACGGCGAGCGGATAGAGCACGACCGCGCCGAGGCGGCCGGCAAGTGCGACGAGCGCGACAAGCAGTTCGCCGGCGTAATCGCCAATCGAGCGCCATAGGCCGCGGTCGAACGGCGCCACGATCACGAACCACGCCGTTTTCTTCAACGCCTCGTGGTACATCATGCGGCGCCCTCGCCTCGCTTCTCGGTCTGGTTCGGCAAAACGTAACGCTCCAACAGCACCGCACCGCCATCGCGCGGGCGCAAAGCCCATACGGAAACGCGCGTGCCTGGGTGCGTGACTTCCCACATTGCGGCGCCTGGCCCAGCGATCCAGCGCGCTCGTGGTTTCGTGGTCTGCATCATTCCTCCTGTCTGTCATACGTTGAACTCGAATTCCTGCGTCTCGCGCCGTGGCCGCTTCGGTATTGGCAGCTCCGGCGGCTCCATTTCGAGGCGCGTCCGGTAGGTGTGGCCGCACGTCACGTCGTCGCACTGGTAGTCGATCAGCCACACCGTGTCCGACTGCTTTTCCATCGAACGCGCGATGCCGCGCGCGCCGCAATGCGGGCAGGCAATCGTGAATCTCATGCCCAGGCCCCCGGCCGCATCGTCGTGCGCGCGTTGACCGGCCCGCGAAGCGGCGGCGACGGCATCACCTCAAGCTGCACGCCTTCGCGCGGCCGAGCCGACGCCGACAGCGAATGCAAAATCTCGAGCCCGGCCGGCGTCCTGTAATCGCACGCGTCGCAGACGAAATACAGGCGCCGCATCGTCGCCGACATGCCTTCCGTATGGCGCGCCTCGATCTCGGCGCCGCAGCACGGACACTCGATCGTCATTTGTGACATGGGATTTCCTCGCTCTACAGGTTCCGTTGGCCCCGTTTCGCGCCGCTCACTTCCCCGCTGACGCTGTTTCCGCTTCCGCGCGCTGCGCGGTCGGTCGGCTCGGCCACCCCTGACCGAGCCAACCGCGTACAGTTATTTACACGGGTCCAAGGCGCACGCTGCGCGTGCTCCAAACCCAACTCCCAATCCGCCGCGGCGGCCGGATGCTCGGTCGCCCACTGCGCATACTCGTCGCCCTTCAGGATGAGGTCCGGTATCTCGATGCCGTCGACGCCGCGGTCGACGTAACCGCCGCGCGCGACTTCGATATCGAATGTGCCCGTCACCTTCGCGCCGGCGCGGCGAGAAGCGCGCGTGATTTCCCACGTGTAACGCTTCGATGCGATGGTCATCGTGCGCGGCATGACGTCGATCCAGTTGCCGAGCGCGTCCCGGATCTTCGCTTCCTCGAAATACTCGATGCCGACGATGATCGGCTCGCCGTCCTCGCCATACTGGTTCGGCTGATCGTTCTCAACCTTCGCAATACGAATGCGGTAGTCACGGCCGCACGCGACACCGCCCTGCGCCTGGACGTAGTGATCCCATGCCACTGACGCGTTATCGCGACCTTCGTACACCGCGACCTTGTTGACCGCGTTATGCGCGACCTGTACGAACTTCGGTGCATCGCTCGGCACCGACTCGACGCGGCGCAGTTCGCGCCACACCGAAACGGGCGGCCCGCCAATCTGCTGAAACTGGCGAATGCGCCAACGCGTCGCCCACGCCTCGACGCGCTCTGACGTCTCGATCGCGTCGTTTCCGAGCAGGTCTTTTTCGAGCCGATAGCCATCGATGTTCTTTGCGACGTACTTCGCGATATAACCGGCCGCCGTGCCTTTCGCTGGGTCCATGCGCTTGAGGTCGACTCGCTTTTCGGCGGCACCACGCTCGTCACCGTCGACGGCCAATGCGTAGCGGCGGATCGTCGACCGCACCGTCGCGTCATGCTCTTTCGGATAGAACAGCAGGCAGTGCCAGTGCGGCGTACCGTCGTGCTGCGGTTCCGCAATCCTGAATCCGTACATCACGATTCCCTTGCGGGCGAGCGCCGCGCGGATGCGCGCCCATACCTTGCGCAAATGCCCCTGCGCGTCGCGCGGTGTCGATTCGTCCCACTTCGAATTAGCGCGCGGGCGGCCGTACACGGTCGTCATGCGGTGCATCCGCGACGGACACGTAATGGTCGCAAACAGACCCGCATCCCCGGCGGCGATCGCAATGCGTTCGAACCCGTTGATGCGGGTCATCAGCTCGGCGCGGCGAATTGACTTGTTCGCCGGCCCTTTGGCCGCGAGCTGCGCGAGCGTGAATTCCTGATCGGTTTCGACATTGCGTGCGATCGTCGCTTCCAGCGCGGCGGCGTTGCGCTCGTTCTGCGCCGCGCGCGCGCGAACGGATACGGTCGACACGTAGCACTCACGATCCTTCGCGACTATTCCCATGTGAATAGCCGCGCGCTCCTGCGCCATACCGTGGATTTTGCGCAGTTGTCGCGTCCACCACTTCGACGTGACCATGCGGCGCACGGCCGGTCCATCCTCGAATTCCTTGCCTGGCGCATCGACGTTGTGTTCCGCACACACTGCAGCCAGCATCACACGCTGTTCAAACGCGTCGACGCTGGCTACCTGCGCTTCGGTCAGGCCGGCCGCGCGCAGCACGTTCGCATTGAACCTGCCATGCCGTTGCTCCCGTTCCAGCGCGAGCTGCTTAACGCGGCACGTCTCGGCCGCTGCACGCGCGACGTCGCACACGTCATAGTCCGACGCACCGAGCGACAATTGTGCGCATGCCGGATGCAACGGCTCGACGGCTGCACGCAATGCCTCATTGGCCGCTCGGCGCGCGACGCCCTCCGCCGTGACCTTCGCGGGGTTGAACGACGAGCGCCGGCGTTCCCACTCCGCCATGAACCGCATGGCCCATGGTGCAGGAAGGCCCGCGACTTGCGCGTTCGCCCACTCGTGATCGGTGCTGATGTGTCTTCCGTGCATCGCGACTTCGCACCTCAAGCCTGGACGACATGTCCGAGGCCGCAATCGAGCAACGCATGGACATTGCGACGTCCGTATGCGATGAGACAGATCGGCGCCCCGCTGTTGAACGGCGCGCGCCGTCCATCGACGTAATGGAAGTGCGGCCGTCCGCGGCAAAACAACACGGCATCGGCGGCGCCCCAAACGAACTGGAAAAACATCTTCGTCTCGGTGCGCGCGGGAATCAGCGCGACGCCATTGCCGTGCTCTGCCATGCGTTGCAGCCATTTCGACGCTTCACGGCCGAACGGCGGATTGCACCAAACGCGACCGCGCCATTCACGCGCGAGCCCGTCGTCAACGATCGAGAAATGAGCGCGTGCGGTATCCCATGGCCGACTCACGGGCGCGCAGGGATCGAGGTCAAACTCGCCGAGCGCTTGAAGCCATTCGGGCGGTGTCAGCCACTCGTCGTTATTCATCCGTGCGCTCTGGTGCGACGAAAGGCTCATGCAGCCGCCTGAATCGCTTCGAGCACGTCGCACGCGACGACTGGCGGGACAGCGTTGCCGAGCATGTGCATCGCGAGCCGATGTTGTTTCGGCAGGACGTAGTCCACCGGAAACGACATCGCGTCGCGTGCTTCCTCTTTCGTGATCATGCGCATGCGAGCGCCGTCGATCACCGCCCACCGATCGCGCGTCGTGATAGTGCCGATGGGGCGATCGAGGCTACGACCGGTCGCGCCCGAGCCGCTTCCGTAGTACGGCGCGACGAAGCGCTTGCCGTGCGCTCGTCGGCCGTTCCAGATTCGATGCAATGTCGCCCACGACCGGCTCGGCTTCCCTATCGGCGACCAATTGCCAGCGTTGAAATCGATGATCTTCGACACCGGCACATGCTCACGCCGGGGCAACTGCAGCATCAGCGGCCGCGCGCTGCGTGTCAGGACGAGGATCAGCCGTTTCCGATGTTGTGGAACGCCATGATCAGCGGCATCGACAATATGCGGGGCGACCTGATAGCCAAGCGCCTGTACCGCGGCGAGCCATGCCGGATAGAGCTGCCACTGTACGAACTCGGGCACGTTCTCGACGACTCCCACTTGCGGCCGGTGGTATTCAAGCGCGGACACAACGGCCCATGCAGTCGAGCGACTGGCGTCGTGCTGCGGGTTGTTCGCCGCCTTGCCGCGCGCGCGGCTATGCCCTTGGCAGCACGGCGCAGCGAGGAGAATGTCGTGCGCCGGGACTTGCGACCAGTCGGCCTGGTGCAGATCCTGCGTGACATGTGTCGCGCCTGGATGGTTCGCCGCATGAATTTCGACGGCGGCCGGCCAATGGTTCGCAGCCCATACGACATCGAGACCTGCCATCATCGCGCCGGTCGAGAACCCGCCCGCACCGGCGAAAAGGTCGATTGCCTTCATCGCATCCTCATTCGGTGTAGCTTAGAATCCGCGCGCGACGCGGCTGATTGCGGCCCAGTACCGCTCCGGCGTCACGACCTGACGCTCGGCGCGCGACGCATGTGCGGCGGGAAATCGATCGTGCATCAGATCAACGAGCGCGGCACATGCAGCGCTGCCGGTTGGTGTTGTGCGGATATGCGCGGCGCTCGGCGCCGGCCGCTCCGCGAACGACAGGTGCGTGTCGCCGAGATAGCCGATATCGCCATCCTCGACGCGATATCCGATTTCAGTGAATGCGGCCGACGACGACATCTCATGCCCCGAGCCAGTAGAAGAATCGATCGAGCGCATGCGCGATGCGCCAGTTGCGGCGGCGATACGGGCCTTCCAGCGTGAAACCGCCGAGGCTCGACGGATGAATGCGGGCATGCTTCAGGTGGATTTTCGACATGCTTTCCTCTCATTGAATTAGCAGTCCTACTGGAATGGATTGCCGATATTCCCAACAAGACTGTTCTATTTAGCCAGTTCGCGCCCTCGCGCTCACTGGCCCCACACGAACCGACGCAGGCAGCGTGAGCACTGCGTCGAGCCCCGCCACGACGTTCCGCAGCGATTGCATCGGACGAGACGCATCACCGATGCTCCACGTTCGTCTCTCCTGCCGGCTGCGATCCAAAGGCGCGGGCTGCATTCCATGCAGCAGCGAGCCGCGCGAGACTGGAAATCTCGGGGAAGCGCTCGCACCATTCAGTGAATGCCGCCTTGAACTCCGCCCGAGCGTCAACCTGCGCGTCCGGCTGCGCGGCAGCCACGAGCACCGGTTGCTCGCTGTCGGCTGGCGTGGCGAGACTCTCGATATATCCGACGATCCCGTCTGCAATCGGCCCGCGTGCATCGCCGACAAGCGCGCGCGGTGCGACGACCGCCGCATCCAGCACGGCCTTGCGCACGTCAGCGCGCGTCGGATGGCGCGCAGCGGCGCCATCTTGCAGGTTGGCGGTTGTCCAAAGCGCGTGCTGATGAAACGACTGAATCTCCCACGCATTGGCGATGATCAGATCCGCGCGGCGCAGTTCGAGGAACAGCGCGAGCGGCGAGCCGCCATCAATCACGGCCTGCCGTTCGTTGGCGCGCGTGACGCCCTCGCCGATAGCGTCGTCGCGCTCATTCGCGTTCGCCCACTGCAATTTCTGGTCGAACGTCATGACACCAAGCGCGTTTCGGATGATCGTGTGCGCCGCGCGCAGCTCGTCGCGAAGTTGTTGATCGATCATGGTCATGCGCTCCGAGCTTGCGGCATCGCGTTTGCCTCAGCGATATACTTTGCGACCTTCTTCAACCAGTCTTGCGGCGCGGGAACGCCGTCGAATCCACCGGTAGTCGCGTACTTGAGCAAGTAGCCGAGGATTTCGATGGAGTCGCGTCGCAGCACGCGAGCGAAAGTCACATGGAAAAATTCAATGGCGGTAACGGATGGGATCCGATCATCACCACTGTCGACCCGCAGGCCGCACCAGCCGAATTCGACGCAGAATTGATTAAATACCTCGACATCGCTCAGGAACCCATGAGCGATTTCCGACGTTCCCGGCCGCGCTTCGTGATTGGCGTTCGCAATGAAACCGGCGCCATTTACCGGCGCTACGGCACGTACAGCATGGGTGACGTTTTCAGTCTGAATAACTGGTTCCAAGAAAATGGATTCGTCGACGAGATTGGTATCAAGCCTGTCACGATCGACGGTTGCGACCACATCTTCAGTCGGGCGTACTGACGCGACACCGATTTCCGCCACTTCGCCGCGTTCCGAAGCGGCGAAACCCATCACGGCGCGGTCGCCGTTTGCTTGTGACGTGTGCGTTTTCATGCGACACCCCACACGCACATACGGCCATCCTGCGAAGTCCACTTCTGGACGATGCACTGCATAGAGTCCATCAGCGCACGCCATGCGGCGTCAGCGGTTTGGCGGGCCAGCGCGAGCGCGCTGTAACGTGACGGTGAAAATTGCAACGAAATGTGCTGCATTTGACTTCCCCTTGTTCAACCCCTTGAACGGTTTCCTGCGTGAATGTCGCCCGGCGGCTGGGTAGCTATTCCAGCACCGGCGGGGTTGTGAACCGGCTGCCGGGGCGACGGTTCGGAGAATAACGTAAGACTTATGCGCTACGCAAGGGCCTTGCGCGCAAGGTCTACACGCTTTGCGCGCGCAAGAAACTTGCGCTACCCTTCAACCGGGTTGAAATTCAAGGGGTTATCAATGAAGAACTGCGACTACTACTTGGACCTCGCCAAGGCACGGGCGGGGTTGGCATCTGACTACGCCTTGAGCAAGGCGCTGGGTGCGAGCAGCACGGCGACAATCAGCAACTATCGGAAAGGCCGCAGCCACTTCGATGATGCGATGGCGATCAAGATCGCCCACCTCTGCCAAATCGATCCGGCAGAGATTCTCTTCTCGATGCAAATTGAGCGCGCAAAAAGCGACGAGGCCCGCGCTGTCTGGTCGGGGCTTCTGGAAAAATTTTCCAGGGGTTTTCGGTGGCTGGCGCTACCCGCTAACGCTTGCGGGGCTTTGATCCCGCAGGTGTAACGCCAGCTAAAGTTAGCTTCGTTGGGCGACTAGTTTTCACGTTATGTCAATTAGCATATCCTGGCCGCCTGACCGATTCCGTTGGCCGCGCGTCATCGCAACCGACACGCGGCCTACCCGATTACGACTGCGAGATCCGGCGCAGGCGATCGACCACCGATTCCGAGCCAGCGGGCGCTGCGCCCGACGCGATGCGGCGGGCGTCTTCAACCGCAGCTTGTTGATCGAGCGGCTTTTGCCCGATGGCAGCCACCGTTTGCGCTGCATCAGCCGCGACGCGCGCCTGGGCCGCCGCCGCTTGCAATGCGCCGAGCCCGGTTGAAGCGGAGCCGCTGCTCGCACGCAACCGGTTCAGTTCCTCCTGCTGCTGTTGCATCAACTGGGCACGCTCGCGATCGGCCTGTGCCTGCGCGAGATTCGCCATTGCCGCGCGTGCTTTCGCATCGAACTCGTTCAGCTGGGTTTCGACGGTCCCGAGGATTTCGTGCAACGTGTCGACGAGTTGCCGGGCGGCGTCCGCCTCGGCCTGACGCCGCGGAAGATCCTGCTTGCGGCGCTCGAGATCGTCGGTGAACTGGGTCAGCGTTGCCTCGTTGATCTCCTGCTTTTCAAACTTGGCGATCAGCACTGCCGACGCCTTCACGTCCCCGTCGATGCTGGCCTTCAGTTCCGCGGCCGCGTTCTGCGCCGCGTTGTTCTTCTGCTTGGCCTCCGCCAGCTTCACCGCCACTTCATGCAGCTTCGCCTGCAGGTTGTCGCGGTCGACTTGGGTTGCCGTCTCGGGATCGAATGCGGCGATCTGCTGCGCGAGGCGATCGCCGACGGTGCCAACGTGTTTCGCAAGAAGCGACGAAACGAGTTTCCAGCCAGACAT